GAACGCGGCGGGGCAGGACAAGCTGCCCTTCAAGGCCCGGGTCGAGTGGGTCCGCGCCAACGACAGCCACATCGCGAAGTCCGTGGCGGACCCGCTGGAGTACCGGTGGTGGGCGCAGGACGCGTTCGACTCCCCGTGGGTCTTCCTCGCTTTGGCGCAGGAGTACGTCATGGCCGACCGCTACGGCCCCGCGCTGTACCCCTGCCATGTCCCGGTCAACATCGACGCGACCTGTTCCGGCGTGCAGCACCTCTCGGCCCTCGGCCGGGACCCCATCGGTGGCCGTGCCACGAACCTGATGGACACCGGCGCGCGGCAGGACTTGTACACCGAGGTTGCCGAGGAGGTGAAGCGCATTGTGGCTGCGGACGCAGCGCATGGCGTGGCCGAAGCGGTGGCCTGGGCCGGCAACGTGAGCCGCACGACCGTCAAGCGGGCCGTGATGACCACGCCCTACGGCGTCACGCAGGCGGGCATCAGGGACCAGTTGATCGCTGACAAGCACTGCGAGGGCCTGACGGGATCCCGCAGGCAGAACGCGGGGTACCTGAAGGACGCCATCGTTGCCGCGCTGGAGTCCACCGTGGTGTCCGCGAAGGAGATCATGGGGTACTTGCAGGGCGTCGCGCGCGCCCTCGGGGAGCGGGGGCTCCCGCTGCGGTGGACGACGCCGGCCGGGATGACGGTCCAGCAGTCGTACTACCGGCTGTCTTCCGGCCGGGTGTGGACCCTGTACGGGTCGGTCGCGCTGTGGGACGAGCAGCCGTCGCAGGGGCTGGAGATCAAGGACCAGGCTCTCGCAGCCGCGCCCAACGTGATCCATTCCCTAGACGCTGCGCACCTTGCGCTCACGGTGAACGCAGCAGAGGAGCAGGGGATCAGGCACTTCGCCCTCATCCACGACTCGTACGGGACCCATGCGTGCGACGTGGAAGCCCTTGGGAGGATCCTCCGCGAGACCTTCGTGGAGCTCTACTCGGGCGACTGGCTCGAGGAGTTTGAGCGACAGGTGCGTGAGTACGCGCCGGACGTGGAGCTCCCTCCGCGCCCGAAGCAAGGCCCGCTGGACGTGACACAGGTTCTCGCCAGCCCTTATTTCTTCTCGTAGTACAGCGACACCTAGACAGGAGAGCATGAAAGTCATCGAGAAAGTCAGCATCACCGACGAGATTCTCGCCAGGTTCATCTGCCAGATCTACGGAGTGGCGCATGAGCGGGGCTTGAGTCTCAACGACCCGCGGCACGCGGCGATCCTGCTCACCGGGACGATGCGCTTCGCGGCACACCTCGCGCAGGCGCACGGACTTCCGTCAGACGCCCTCGCGGCAATGGCCAAGGACGCGGCCGAACACCCAGCGCCCATCACGCAGTACCACGACTCCAAGGTCCGGCGGTGGGTCACCACCTTCGCCGAGCTCTGGGGTAGCAACCTCCCGGCCGGCAGTCCGCCGTCGGGGTTCACGCACTAACCAAGGAGAAAGACAGCACCATGGCAAAAGAGAAACTGCCGACCATCGTCAGCGTCCCCTGCGTCGCCGCCTTCGCGTGGCTCTCGAAGCCGGACTCCGGCAAGAAGTACAGCGATGACAAGTACAAGGTGACCGGCGTCTTCGATCCGGCGCAGGACGGCGTCACGGAGTTCCTCGCGAAGATCGAGGCGGCGCACGAGAAGGCGCGCGGCAAGAAGAAGACAGAGTCGCCCGTGAAGGACGGCGACGACAAGATGGACAAGGACGGGAAGCAGAAGGAAGAGTTCAAGGGCAAGAAGCTCGTGACCTTCAAGTCCAAGTTCGCCCCTCAGTGCCTCGAGAAGGGCGTTGAGGGCGAGCTCCCGGCCGACCGGGCCCCGCGCTCCGGCGACGTCATCAAGGTCGCCTTCGCGATGCTGCCCTACGAGGAGGGCAAGAACGCGGGCATCTCCCTGCAGATGCGCGCGGTGAAGCTCCTCGAGCGCCGCAACCGCCCGGACTACTCGGACGCCTTCGGCGACGAGGACGACGGCGACGACACGCCGGCCGAGAAGCCCGCGGGTAACGGCGGCAGCAAGGGCGCGGGTGGGGATTTCTAATCTCGCGCGGTCCTGGCGGGATGCGCTGCGGGCGCTGGGGAGGGTTACGGTCCTCTCCGCGCTCGTGGCGCTGACGCCCGTCCCAGCAAGCCGCCCCCGCGTTTCCAAGTGGGGCACGTACTACGCGAAGACCTACTCGAACTGGATGAAGGACGCCGCCGCCCGGCTGGCGAAGGAGTCGCCTGCGAAGTTCGACGCTCCGTGCGTCGCCTTCGTGGAGCAACTGCTCCCGCGCCCCAAGGCGTCCAAGTTCGACACGCCCTCCGGCGACATCGACAACCTCGTGAAGGCACCGCTCGACGCCATCACGAAGGCCGGCGTCGCGTGGCAGGACGACCGCCAGGTCGTGGGCCTCGTGGCCTTCAAGCGTTTCGTGGAACCGGGCGAAGAGCCCGGTACGCGCGTCGAATACGTTCAACTCCAAGGAGCCACATGAACCTCAAGCTCACCCCTCAGTCGTCCCAGATCTGGGACCACCTCAAGCGCGTCGGCTCGATCAGCGGCGTCGAGGCCGCGGCGCTCTACAAGTGCCGCTACCTCCCGCGGCGGGTCCTCGACATCAAGGAGCAAGTCCACCCCAAGACGCACGGCGTCACCATCGAGAGCGTCCACAAGAAGGACGCCACCGGCCAGCGCTACGTGCGCTACGTGCTGCACGACCCGTACAACGAGCTCGGCCTGCTGAAGAAGGCGGCTTAGTGGACGACCACGCGATCCTGACGATGGACGGCTTCGACAGCGCCATCGTAGGGATCGTGGAGCGCCACGGGATGGAACCCGTGGTCCTCTACGACGAAGAGAAAGTCGTCCGAACCCTGATGCGCCAAGGGCTCTCGCGAGAGGACGCCCAGGAGTACATGGATTTCAACCAGAAGGGCGCGTGGGTTGGGTCCGGAACCCCGGCGTTCCTGCGGCGCATGACCGCCGCCGAGGTTCGTGAGTTCGCAGAGCAGTACAGCTAGTCCCGCGAGGTCCCTGCGCGGTTCACGTACAGGGACACCTACACAACACGGAGACGACATGAAGAAGACCCAGCAAGCCAAACACTTCGAGTGCGACATGGTGGTCTCGCTCGAGGAGGGCGTGTGCCTCCTGCGTAGCGACACGAAGCAGTGGGAGTTCCGCCGTCGGCTCCGCAACGGGCGCGTCGTGCCGGCGCAGATGCCGCCGCGCGTCCTCAAGATCGCCCAGCGCACCGCGGCGTCGCGATGATCGAGGGGAGCTCCGAACTGCTGCACAAGGGGCCGTGCATCGCGTGCGATTCCTCGGACGCCTGCGCGGTGTACGACGACGGCCATGGCCACTGCTTCTCGTGCGGGGGTCATTTCTCGAAGGAACAAATGGAACATGGGGCTGCGGAAGGCGTACCTGCTGGAACTCGGAAAGTACCTGCGGATCAGGACCGAGGAGGCCGTGGCGAATTCCTTAGTGGCCGCATCAAGGCACTCAACGCCCGCGGCCTCCGCGAGGAGACGTGCAAGAAGTACGGCTACGCCGTCGGCACCTTCGGCCGCGAAGAGAAGCCCGTCCAGATCGCGCCGTACTACGACGCGAAGGGCAACCTGATCGCCCAGAAGCTGCGCGACGCAGACAAGAAGTTCACCGTCCTGGGGGACGGCAAGGCCATCGGCAAGTGCCTCTTCGGTGCCAACCTTTGGCGCGAGAGCGGTCGTCGCATCGTGATCACCGAGGGTGAGATCGACGCGATGTCCGTGGCCCAGGCCATGGGCCTGACGTGGCCCGCCGTGTCGGTCCCCAACGGGGCGGACGGAGCCGTCAAGTCGGTCAAGGCGAACCTCGAGTGGCTGGAGACCTACGAAGAGGTGGTGATCTGGTTCGACAACGACGAGCCGGGCCGTAAGGCCTCGGTCGCCGTAGCGGAGCTCTTGTCCCCCGGGAAGGCAAAGGTCGTCCACCTTGAGGCCAAGGACGCCAACGCGCTGCTGCAGGCGGGAGACGTCAAGGCCATCTCGACTGCCGTATGGGAGGCGAAGGTCTACCGCCCCGACGGCATCGTGAGCGGCGAGGAGATCAGCCTCGACTCCATGCTGGCGGCGACGCCGACCGGGTACAGCACGCCGTACCCCGGGCTGGACCGGATGGTCGGGGGCCTGCGGCAGGGGGAGCTCATCCTCTTCACCGCCGGCACCGGCATCGGCAAAAGCACGCTGGTGCGGGAGCTCGGCTACCACCTCAACGTGAAGCACGGGCTGACCATCGGTAACGTGTTCCTCGAGGAGAACCAGGCCAAGACAGCGCAGGGCTATGTCGCGCTCGACGCGAACATCGCGCTCGGCCGGCTGCGGGCGAAGCCCGACCTCCTGACGCGCGCGCAGTGGGAAAAGCACCGTAAGGCGACCGTCGCCAACGGGCGCAACTTCTTCTACTCGCACTTCGGGTCCCTCGACTCGGACAACCTGCTGTCCAAGCTGCGGTATCTGGCCGTCTCGCTGAAGGCGAACTTCATCGTGCTTGACCACTTGAGCATCGTCGTGTCCGGCATGGAGTCCTCGAAGGAGGGCGAGCGCAAGGACATCGACAGGCTCGTGACGAGGCTGCGGCAGTTGATCGAGCAGACTGGCGTGGGCGTTCTCGCCATCGCGCACCTCTCCAAGGCGGACGGTACGTCGCACGAAGAGGGCGGCAGGGTGGCCCTGAACGATCTCCGCGGATCGGCCTCGCTGAAGCAACTGCCCGACACCATCATCGCGCTCGAGCGGGACCAGCAGGGTGACAACCCGCTGGTCTCCACGATGCGCGTGCTGAAGAACCGGGAGTTCGGCGACACCGGAGTGGCCGGCGAGGTGGCCTACAACAAGGAGACCGGGAGGCTGATGGATGCGTCGAAAGCCGCGCTATCGGACGCCTTCTAGTGTCCTTCGGCGGCTCGTCGCCCTCGCCAAGCACCGCGCCAAGAAGTCAGGAGTCCAGTTCGACCTGTCGGCAGAAGACCTCCACCTGCCGACCTACTGCCCGGCCCTCGGCATCCGCCTAGCGCGGAACGCTGGGGGCCGGTCGGCCCACGCCGCGTCGCCCACGCTGGACCGGATCGACAGCCGCAAGGGGTACGTGAAGGGCAACGTCGTAGTGATCAGTCACCGGGCCAACTCCATCAAGAGCAACGCATCACCGAAGGAGCTCGAGAGGGTCGCGGCCTACTTTCGCCAGCTTGTTTCGTAAAACCTACTTGGAGACCTAATGCAGACGCTCGTGTTCGACATCGAAGGCAACGGCTTGCTGCGTGAGGTGACCAAGCTGTGGTGTCTGGTGATCATCGACGCGGCCACCGGAGAAGTGAAGCGCTACAACGAAGAGCCCTGCGGCGAGGATCACATCCTCCATGGCCTCGCGCGGCTCCACGATTGCGCCCTCTCCGGTGGCCGGGTGGTGGCTCACAACGGCGTGGGCTACGACTTCCCGACCATCGAGAAGCTCTACGGCATCACGTTTCCCGACAGGTCCCGCTTCGACACCATGGTGCTCGGCCGGTTGTTCAACCCGGAGCGCAACGGCGGACACAGCATCGAGTCCTACGGGGAGTCATTCGGGATCAAGAAGGACACCGGGGCGGACGACTTCACGCAGTGGAGTCAGCGCCTTGAGGACCGCTGCGTGGACGATGCGCGCACCACGTACCTCCTGTGGCAGGAGTTGACGAAGCGTAACGTCCTGTCCTGGGGGCGCTCGCCTGAGATCGAGCACCGCTTCGCCGAGCTCATCGCCCTGCAGATGGAGAACGGGGTGAGCCTCAACGAGCGCCTCGCCATCGAGGTGGCCGCGGAGTGCCAGCAGGAACTGACCCAGCTTCAGGTCCAACTGCAGGAGGCTTTCCCGCCCATTCAGGTGGTCGACAAGATCATCACGCCCAAACGCGACAACGCCAAGCTGGGCTACAAGGCCGGGGTCCCGGTGACGAAGTACAAGACGCAGGAGTTCAACCCCGGGTCGGGGATGCAGATCGCCGCCCGGCTGACCTCGAAGTACGGCTGGGAGCCCAAGAAGTTCACCGAGAGCGGGATTCCGGCGACGGACGAAGAGGTCCTGAAGAACCTCGAGTACCCCGAGGCGAAGCTCCTCGCGCGCTACGCCCGCGTGGACAAG